CGCAAAGCCGAAGCCGTTCGTGACCCTACAGTTTTCACAGCAGGACTTACAACTAACATCGTTGGACTTCATTGCGATATTGCTGTCCTCGACGACGTTGTGGTGGGTGACAATGCTTATACTGAAGACAATCGTTCACGCGTAAGGACTCAAGCTTCTTATCTCGCCTCTATCGCCGGTACGGACTCCTCAATCTGGGTTGTCGGTACTAGGTACCACCCTAAGGATTTGTACAACGACCTGTTGGACATGACCTGGGAGACCTTCGATGAAGACGGTGAGATGAATGACTCCCAGACTCTCTACGAGATATTCGAGAGACAGGTGGAGACTAGAGGCGACGGCACAGGACAATTCTTGTGGCCTAAGCAGAAAAGATACGACGGGAAGTGGTTTGGATTTGACCAGGCCGAGTTAGCTAAAAAACGGGCGCAGTACCTAGACCGAACTCAGTACCGGGCCCAGTACTATAACAACCCTAATGATATTTCTGAAGCGGCCATTCAGCCGAATTACTTTCAGTACTACGACCCCAAGTTTCTTACTCGTCAAAACGGTAAGTGGTTTTTCAAAGGGTCCCGACTAAACGTCTTCGCTGCTATTGACTTTGCGTATAGCATGAGGACAGAAGCAGACTACACAGCACTGGTCGTAGTGGGTGTAGATACTCACTTCAATTACTACGTCTTGGACATCGACCGATTCAAGACTAAGCTTATCAGTGACTACTTCACTCATATCCTTCGCCTACACCAAAAGTGGGACTTCCGAAAGATTAGAGCCGAAGTAACAGCCGCACAGGATGTTATCGTTAAAGACCTGAAGGAAAGTTACATCCGGCCCCACGGGCTGGCTCTCTCTGTTGAGGACCATCGACCGACCAGGAACGAAGGTGCCAAAGAAGAGAGAATGGAAGCGATCCTACAGCCACGATACGCCAACTTACAAATGTGGCATTATCGAGGCGGGAACTGTCAAATCCTAGAAGAAGAGTTGGTTATGGCAAAGCCCCCGCATGATGACGTTAAGGACTGTTTAGCTTCGTGTATCGAAATCTGTACCGCGCCAACTTCCGGCATCCAATACGCCAGAAGCCCGCGTGACAAGGGTGAGATATTCCACCCGCGCTTCGGAGGGGTTAGAATTTAATGGCTGGTAAGACACTAGACATTTACGACATCATCATACCTGAAAAGGTAGCTATTGCCGTATCTGACAACTATGTGCTCTGGGAAAACAAGTCCCAGATCAAACGAGAAGAATGGGAAGAGCTTCAGAAGTACGTCTTCGCTACAGATACTACGAAGACGGGCAATGCTAAGCTCCCGTGGAACAACAAGACCACAATTCCCAAGCTGTGTCAGATTAGGGATAATCTGCTTGCGAACTATCTCGCTGCGATGTTCCCAAAGCGGAAATGGCTTACATGGTTAGGAGCTACTAAGCTAGACGCTGCTTATGAGAAGAAGAAGTCCATTGAAATGTATATGGGCTGGGCTATTGAGAATAGCAACTTCTATAAGGAGATGGCTAAGCTAGTTCTGGACTACATCGACTACGGTAACTGTTTTGCTATGCCGAGTTGGGATGACGAACGTGTGTATCTCAATAACCGAGACCAGACAGGTTATGTCGGCCCCTCAATCAAACGTATCTCTCCTTTAGACCTGGTGTTCAACCCTGTCGGAGGTGATTTCGCTAAAGCGCCTAAGATCATCCGTTCTATCGTGACTATCGGTGAAGCTAAGCAGCTCATTGAACAACAGACAGGCGGAGACGACAAAGACGACGCCGAGGACCTCTTTAACTACATGTTGAGGACTCGGGCTAACTTCTCGCAGTACGGAGGACACTCTGGTCTATATACTGCAGGTGGACAAGACATTAAGGACTCCATTTACAACGTATCTGGTTTCGATGACTGGAAAGGTTACCTGGGTTCCGACTACGTCGAGTTGCTCACCTTCTACGGCGACATATTCGACGACGAGACTGCTACATTTTATAAGAACCAGATTGTGACGGTTGTAGACCGGCATCGTTTGGTTTCTCAGAGAACTAACCCATCGGCTTTCGGCTATCCTCCAGTTTATCACTCTGGTTGGCGTATTCGCCAGGATAACCTCTGGGCGATGGGTCCGTTGGACAACTTGGTCGGAATGCAGTACCGCATCGACCATCTTGAGAATTTGAAGGCTGATGTGTTCGACCAGATCGCATTTCCGCCTCTCAAGATTAAAGGGTACGTCGAAGACTTCGAATGGGGTCCTTTCGAGCGTATCTACGTCGGAGATGATGGTGATGTCGAAGTGATGTCACCTGACGTTCAGGCGCTTCAAGCAGACAATCAAATTGCGCTGCTGGAGATGAAGATGGAGGAAATGGCGGGGTCTCCCAAAGAGGCTATGGGCTTCAGAACCCCTGGCGAGAAGACCGCGTTCGAAGTGCAGCGACTTGAGAATGCTGCCTCCCGAATCTTCCAGAGCAAGATTAGCCAGTTCGAAATGCAGGTAGTTGAACCCCTGCTGAATGGAATGCTGGAACTTGCCAAGCGTAAGATGGACGAGACCACCGTTCGTGCATTTGACCCTGAGATGAAACTGGACGTGTTCTCCAGTCTGACCAAAGAAGACATCTCCGGTAACGGTGTAATCAAACCCATTGCAGCCCGTCACTTTGCTGAACAGGCTTCTTTGGTTCAAGATATGAACGCCTTTATGGCTTCTGCGGCCTATGCAGACCCAGACGTGAAGATGCACTTCTCTGGATACAAGATGTCCAGATTCTGGGAAACGGCTCTTAATCTTGAGGATTACGAGATTGTCAACGAGAACATCCGTCTCTCTGAAAAGGCTGATGCTCAGAAGTTGATGAACGAGCATGCACAGCAAATCGGCGCAGAGGGTAACACCCCTGCCGGTATTGCACCAGAGGATAGTACAGAACCCTTTTAGGAGACCCCATGAGGCAACTAGCTACGATGTGGACCGATCACATCTCTGACCCTGAGAAAAAGACTGAATTTGTTAAGTTAGTACGAAATAGTACCCTCTCTCTAGGCCGCTTGCGTGAGATTAACCACAAGTTACAAGCAGGTCTATTAAACTCGGAGAGGAACGTAAAGACGTATGATAACCGTAACTGGACCTATTTACAGGCTCATACAAATGGGATGCTCCAAGCTTACGGCAATATAGACCGGCTATTGTCATTTATGGATAAGGAGTAAACCAATGTCTGAATCGACCAAGAATGATCTCTTTGAAGACGCAGAGTCAACTCCAAACCTGGAGGAGGCTGGACTGGGGGACTCGACAGAAAGTACCCTGGCACAAGACTCTCTCGAAACGCTCGTAGGCGACGGAAAGAAGTTCAAGACAACGGAAGATTTGGCCCGAGGTAAACTTGAGTCGGATCGCTTCATTGCTAAACTTCTGCAGGAGCAGGAAGAGCTAAGAGGAGAGTTAAAAGAGCGATTGACTATGGAAGAGGCTATTCGGAAGATGTCCGAACAGAACCGACCCCGTGAGGAGGAACCCCGCGAACAAAGCAGGGAAGACGAATCAGAAGATCGCCGCGTCAGCTTTGACGATGTTGAAAAACTAGTCGAGGCAAAAATCTCAAAGCAGGAAGAGTTGTCCAAACTCAACAGCAATCTTGCTTCTGTAAAGAACGAACTGATTAAGATGTACGGCCCTAACTATGCTGATAAGGTTCGTGCTAAGTTGAGAGTTTTAGGTGTCGGCGATGACTGGGGAAACAGCTTAGCTGCTACTCAACCTAAAGCCTTTCTCAATCTAGTCTCGGGCAATCAGAATCAGGGTGCTGACGATGTTTCACCTCCCACGTCAGGTATGAGGACAACTTATACCAGCAAGGGTGCGAGGACCTACGGAGATTACCAAAAACTCCGCAAAGAGAATCCAGGTGAGTACTTCAATCAGAAAGTTCAGATGCAGATGCACAAAGATGCTCAAGAGCAAGGTGACGATTTCTACCGTTAAGGCTTAACACAATAGGAGATTGTAATGGCCGGTTTTACTACCAACACAAACGAACATCTGATTCGTTCAAATCTTTGGAGCAATCAGCTCAAAGATGTGCTCGAAGACGAGTTGTTCGCAATGAAGTACGTAGACCATATTACGGACTTCCCGGATGGTGATACGTTGAATATCCCCTCCGTGGGTCAGCATGAGGTCTACAACTACGGCGAAGGTCAGGCTATCAAGTACTCCGCAATGGATACTGGTAACTTCACGTTCACCATCACTGAGTACAAGGCAGCTGCCACGTTCGTCACGAACAAGATGAAGCAGGACTCGTTCTACATGTCCCGCGTCATTCCGATGTTTGTGCCGAAGCAGCACCGTGCCATCATGAAGGTCCTGGAAACGGACATTCTTGAGGTCGGTCCTGTCGCGCAGACTGTCAGCGACACGAACACGATCAA